CGGAGATGACGCTATGGCCGCTGTTGCGCCTACCTGTACCTTTTATGACCCTGAGAGGATTCCCCCTATCGGGTTGGAGGTTGGTAAGGTGTACACGGACGGGCAGAAGTCAGACGTATTCGTCTTTCGACCTGTGACGGACCTGATTTTCCTGAAAAGGAATTTTGTGTTCCGCCCCGAGTTCAAAATGTACGTTGCGCCTTTGCTGAAGAAATCGATCTTAAAGATGTTGACAGTGCGGATGGCATCGTCGTTATCTCTGATAGATCATGAAGCCACTGTGTTAATGGATGTGTTGAGAGAGGCGGTGTATCACGGTGAGGACTTCTACAATATGTTGTACAAAGATGTTGTCTATGTTGCAGAAAAGTACCGGACATGTGAGTCCGCTTATTTTGATCCGAAACCGTTTGAGTACTATCGTATTCGCGTACTTGAGGGTAGTTTCTCTACATGGAAACCCCTTGAGGCTGAAGTAGTTCACCTTCTAGAGTAATGCCTCGATAAAAGCATACCTTGTAACCTATGAATAATATTGATTAATACTGAAAATGTCTGGTTTAGATGATTTGAATGTTGCGAGCAGTGGCTTGCAAGGTGAAACAGTTGGCCCGTCCCTTACGGTGGATGGACTGGTCACGGAGCAACGTACAGAGGACGTTGTAGCCGGCGGGGAGAGTTATGCTGGCTTAAATCCACTCCCGTCAATGCCTGTGAATGACCTTTCTAACTTCCTTGAGAGGCGAACTAGGATTGCAACTCGTACCCTTGCGTCTACGGATGCTTATACGGGGACAGTCGGATCTACGTTTGATGCACATGCATTGTTTCTCGCAAACACCTTTATTGCTGAGAAAGTACGAAATTATCGCTATTTGCGGTGTGACTTAGTTGTCATGGGCTCGTTGACTACGGCTCCAGGGTGCTATGGGCGTTACGCGCTCGTTGCTTACCCTCGTAGTGTGACGATGACCAGTTCGTCTGGAATCTTTTTAGGTGTCAATGTGTTCGCTTACAAGCAGTATCCCCACGTTGAGATTGATGTCTCGAAGTCAACCGACTTTGAGTTAACACTTCCCTGGGTTCACCCATGGGAGACAGGTGTCATTAACAG